GTTTCTTCTACTGCTGGAGTTTCTTCTTTTTCTGTATCTTTATTATCTTCTACTGGAATTTCTTCAACAGTAGGATTTTCTTCTTTTTCTGTATTATCATTTTCTTCTACTGGAGTTTCTTCTACTGCTGGAGTTTCTTCTTTTTCTGTATCTTTATTATCTTCTTCTATTACAGAATCAAATTCATCATAATTATCACTATCATTATTTATTTCTTCCAAATCTTGTTGCCCATTATTCTCTTCTACTGATGTTTCTTCTTTTTCTGTATCTTTATTATCTTCTTCTATTACAGAATCGAATTCATCATAATTATCACTATCATTATTTATTTCTTCCAAATCTTGTTGTTTATTATCTGCATCTTTAATACCATTTTCTATATTTTCTAAGAATTTTTCATTATCTTTAACATGCAATCCATCATTAGTTTCAGTTAATTTACCATCTTCAACTAATCCATCAGTTGCATCTATTAAGTTGACATTATCATTATCTTTACTATAATCTTCTAAAGATTTATTTAATTCATCCACTAAACCATTTATTTTTTCAGTATCCCCGTCATATTGATCTCCGACAGGATTAACTTTTATTACTTGAATAGGTTTACCAGGATATTTTTCTTGAAGTTTTTCTATGACTTTAATTACATCATCTTTATTTGTTGCTCCTTCAATATTATTTATTCCTAAGGTTAACACTATTTGTTCTATGTCATCACTATTTCCTGGTAGAGTATTTAATAATGCTTCACCAAAAGTTTTAGTGTCATTTAAATATACATATGCTGATGCACCTACAGTAGCTTCAACTTGAGTATTATCATAATTGTCTTCTATTACTTTTTCTAAACCTTTACTATTACTGTCTCCAACTACTAAAGTATTATCTAAGCTACCATCGTTGTTATTTTCTTCATTTTTATTATTTTCGTTTTCTTCATTACTTTGGCTTTCTTGATTACTGTTTTCTTTGTCTTGTTTATCGCTATCACTTTTGTCTTCTTCACTTTCTTCACTTTCTTGGTTACCACTATTCTTGTCTTTAGCGTCTTCACTGGGTTTATTATTTATAACAGAATCAAATTCACCATCTTGATTTTCATCAGTAGTTAACTCATTATTATCTTCATTTTGATTATTATCTTGTATTGTATCTTTTATTTCTGTTAAATCTTCTTCAACTTTTTCATAATCTTCTTGTATATCTTTATTATCAACTGTTATTACATCATCAAATTCATTTATCGATTCGCTTATTTTAGATGCATAATCTTGTAATTTGTCTTCTAATTCCTCATATCTACCATATGAATAATGAAAATCACCAGGAACGTCTTTACATTCTGACAACTTTCTCGTACCCACACCACTGTGTGCTGGACTACAATCAACTATAGTATCATTTCCTATATACATTCCTATATGGAAGACAGAATTATGTCTACTACCATCATGTTTATCATCTACCCAGAAAACTAAATCACCAGGTTCAACATCTTCTTTAGATACTTTTTTACTGTCGTTACAGAATTTTAAAGCATTAGTGTTACCAGCATCTACATCAACACCGATATCGTTCATCATTTGACTAACTAATCCTGAACAATCCAAACTTCCTGTTTTGACATTCTTTTCTCCAAAAGAATATGTTATACCTTTATCTTGATAATTAGCAGCAGTATCTTCTATAACTTCTTCTTGACTAACTCCTTCTTCTTCAGTTGTAGTTTCTACTTCATTTGGCATTTCATCTAATAATGGACCAGCTTCTTCTTTTGCTAATTTCAATAATTCAACTTTTTCTCTAGTAAATCTATCTCTAGCTGCAGCTCTAACCTTGTCATTACAATACATAAATTTATAATTTCCTACTGATTTATACTTTGCAGTCTCAAATTTTTCAACAAAAGTTTCATCATCCATATCATCTGTTATATCTGTGTGGTCAAATAATTCACATATTCCTTGAGGACCAAATTGAATTGCAGTTGCATATAATATTTCAGTTCTAGTTCTACTTTTTAGCATATCTATTCCATAATTGTCTTTTACTTTGTTATAAGATGATGGAACTAAAACTTTTTCTATATAACCCATTTGAGCTTTTTCAAAACCTCTATTATTTGATTCATATGCCTTAGTCCATGCTTTACTAAAAGATTCTGTTCCAGCTTTTGGATTTCCAGCATCTTCAAAGAATTTATAATAATTACTAAATTCTCCTGAATTTTTTAACCATTTGACAAAATCATCTGGAGTACCAGCATTTGTTGCCATTTGACATATACCATAAGATACCCCACCAGTATCTGATTTTACAAGTCCTATAGTACCACCATTTCCATTGATGCCAACCTCATCTACTGACATCATATAACCGACACCTCTATAATTTGATAAATCATAAACGGTATCAGCATGTGCTTCAATAAAACTTCCAGCTCCAGCTAACATTATTGTAGTTGCTCCAACAACTAGTGTTTTTTGCACTAGTTGTTTCTTTTTAGCTTTTTTATTAGCTTCATTCTGAAACATTCTTTTAACTTGTGGATCTAATTTTTTATTATTCATATATTTACCCCCTAAAAATAATTTTAAAATATTATCTTATAACAGAGGAATATTCCTCTGTTATAATTTTTATCCAATAACATTAAACTAATTTTAAAAATTCTTCAGTTTCATTTTGAATTTTAGTTTTTATATTTTGTCTATCCTCATCACTATATTGATAACCATCTGTATAAGTGTATACATTCAATGAGTTTATCTTTTCATCTTGAACTTTTTCTATTATCTCTTTATTTTTCATTCCTTTTTCAATTCCAGCTTTATCGAATAATGTTAAAGTTCCTTTATACCCATATTGAACAGCAGTACTAAATACAAATTCTTTCATTGCTTTATTATTACTATCTATTTTATATTGTTTTTCTAATGCTGTCATTGTTGGTTCAACATAGTTAATATATAAATAATCAAATTGCAATTTAGTAAATTTTTCTTCTTCTTCTGATGCATCTTGCCAACCAGTAGTGAATGTTACAGTTCCTGGTCCATTGACATTACTAAAATATTTATTATAAAATTCACTATCTACAGATTTAATATAATCAGTAACGTTTTTAACATATCTTAAACCTGATTTAGGATTATCTGTAAATTCTCCTATCCCATACGTTTTACAATTATCAACTTTTATTTTGTTATTAACTTTATATCTTACTGTACCTTTTCCATAATATCCTGAATCAACTGAACCTATGTTATTTTTAATAGAGATTGTTCCGAACATGTTTGCTTTGTTTGCATTATCAATTGCTTTTTTAGCTTTTGAATAATCTTTCTTTTGTGTTTTTGTATTATTTCTATTAACATTGTTTTTGTTATCGTCAGTTTTAGTATTATCATTTTCATTTCCTGTTTCAATTGAATTTGACATTTTATTTATAGTATCATTTAATTCATTGTTTTGATGTTTTACAAACATAAAACAACTGCTTATAACTAGAATTATAACTAGAATTGATCCTATAACTATTTTTTGACTTTTTTCTGATTTTTGAATCATTAATTGATTTAATAACATTAAGAATTCTAATAATTGATCGACTAACCATTTTAATAATAACCATGTGTGCATTAACACATTTTTTATTATTTTAAAACAAGTCTTTAACACTATTAAAGCTAATTTTGGTAAATTCTTAAAAAATGTTACCATTATATTATTTCCGTTTTTCTTTCTATTGTTTTTTTCCTCTTGTTTAGATTTAACATATTCATTATATTTCATATAATTTTACCCCCTACATATATTATTTTATTCATTTATATAATATATAATTGATTATATTATGTTTTTCACAAGGAACATAGAAAAAAATAAAGGTCTTGGAATTCAAGACCTTCTATTTTAATATTTTGTTAGGTATCTAATTATTTTCTATTGTAATAAAAAAATAAACAGGATGTAGAGTCCTGTTTATTATGTGTTATTAATATTCACCTCTCTTTCTTTCTAATATTTCTAATTCAATAGCTAATGCTCTTTCCTTAGATATTTTTGTTTTGCTAAATTTTCTATGTTTATCTAATATTAAAACTTCTTCTAACTCTTCTACTGATGTTACTGCTACTTCACTTTCATACAAATCTTTTAAATATGTTTTTTCTTTCATTTTTAAAACCCCCTATATATTTTTATTCACTACTATAATATAGTAATGAAATTTCACGAATTACATTTTATAAGTTTCTTTAAGAACTATTATCTGATAAACATTGTCTAAAACAGTTGCTAGATAAAAACACACGAATGATACTTCAATAGTAGGTGGTATTAGAGTTGCTCCTATATATCCTATAATTGATATAGCACATCCTATAGATGACATATTAATATCAAATTCTGCTCTTTCTTCACCATAACGTTTTTGTTGTATATAATACATACAACTTGATATGTTTTGTGTTATAAATATATGCATTAATGAATTTAATATATAAAATATTATCATATTTCTATTTATAAAATATACTATAACTAATATACCATAAGAAATAGTTTCTATTAATAATAATGGCTTGAATATTTTCTTAGTTATTTCATCTCCTCTATTTGATATTTTACCCCATTTATCATTTATAATTATGATTGCTATTGATGAAAATAAATCCATGAATGTTAATAATCTAGCATTTATAGAAGAATACAATAATTGTTGCATAGCAGTAAAACTATACATATAAGGTATACCTGATAAAAATTTAGCTTTCAATAATTTATCTGTTTTTAATGATTTCAACCACTTCATAATTACCTCCAAAAATAACTATCCTTATGTATTGACGAGAATGTTGATAGTTTCGCCATATTTGGTATAAAATCATTTTCATAATATAGGATTAAAATTTCACAAATTACGATAAAAAAAAGATATATGAGGAATTATCCTCATATATCCTTAATTTTTCTTTAATAAATCTATTATTAGTTTATCACCTATCTTAGGTACTGAATATTCCGAATTTAAAGTAATAACTCTACCATTTAATGTCCAATCGGTTTGAGCCAATCTACCTTTAGTTGGATGGTATACATTTATAGTATATATCTTATTTTCCACACTAGGTGTTGTTACAGTAAATTGGGTTTGATTACTCATAGTACATAATATAGTTTCTTCAATCATTTCACAAGTAGATATAACATCAGTTGCATTAATAATAGGTCTTCTGAAAGATTGTAATAAGTCAACCCATTCACTAGCAAGTATAACACCTTTTTTTGGAGATTCAACAGTAGATATATAAATATGATGAGTACCATCACTATCTTGTTTATATACTTTTTCATCTTTATGATATTGCTTATTTACATTAAAATCAGTAACTTCTTCTATACCTCCACAGGTAATAACATCTAATAAAAAGGTTATTAAATTGTCATTATCTAATTTAGATAAAGCTTTTTTAATATATTCTATAGAACTACTCATACAATCACCTCTATTTTTTCCACGTTATTGTCTCTGAATTTTTATCTATAATTTTCCAATCATTTTTCTTTAATAGATTACACATCTTTTTATTGTATGTTTTTGTTTTAGCAATATCTCCAGATTTACTAAATCTACGCAATAAATCAGTGCATATTCCTTTATTTCTATATTTAGGATCTATATATATCATATCTATTAATTTTTTATCTTTATATAAAAAACCTATAATATTTCCTTCATATTTAATCATAGTAAAATTCTTCATTTTAAGATCATCATACTTATAATCTATTTCCAAAATTTTTTTATCTTTTTCAGATATAGTATTATCTATAAAATCTAACATTTCTTCAAATTCATAATCTTTTCTTATTGATTCATTATCATATAGAAATTGCTCAAAATAACATATAGACTCAATTATTTCTTTTACTCTATTTTTAAAATTATTGTTCATTGTTATCACCATTTTCTTCATTATTTAGATTTTCTGTAGTACCGTATCTTAAAACTAATTTATTAAAATCTTTATATCCTTGTTTTATGCATTTCATAGTAAAAACACATATTTTTTCTATCATACTAGTATGTGTTTTTAATAAAGAAGTAAATTGACGAGATGTTCGATTATCTATTTTTCCAGATACAGTATCTTGGTATATTTCCATATCTGTTTTTTGCATAGTGGATCTAATATCATTTTTCCATCTTTCTATAATATTAACAGCATCAGATGATCCTAATAAATAACTTGACACTATTTGTTCATTTAATTGACCAATAGTAATTTTAATTGTTTCATTATTTTTAATAAAACAACCAGTAGTTGCTTTCCTAAGATCTTGAACTGCCATAGATTTCATACCCAATGCTTTTACAACTTGATTTTTATACTCAGATGTATCTGCATTATTGTTAGAACGCATATTATTAAAAACTTGTTCGACTTTGTCTATCATCTTTGATACATTAGAAATTCCATTTCTCATATTAATATAATTTTTAATTCTTATTTTTTTATTATGATTATTTTCATTAACAAATATTTGTTTTATCAATTGCTTATGATTTAAATTTTTAAATCCTTTAAAAAAATTAATCATTGTATCTTTAAGTTTTGTAAACCACTCTATTAAAATCTTTATCATATCTTTAATAATTTTTCGAGTATCTATATTTATACGTTTATCATTTTCTTTTAAATTATCCTTATTAGAGGTAGCACTAGTATCTACCTCTAATAATAAATCTATTGATTCATATAGATAATCTAAAGGGTCAAAATATGATATGGATTCTAATATATTATTTCTTTCAATAAATAATGTTTTTATATTATCCATATAAATCAAACTCCTTTATTCTAATTCATTTAATTGACTTTCCAAACTTTTAACTGTCTGAATATTTTCAGCCATCATTTTATTAAAATCTATTAAATCTTGTCTTAAAGAATCTAATTTTAATCGTGCATTTCTAAGATTAACGTCATTATTAAATATATAATAATCTATTTTAAAAAAATATTTTGATATTTCTTGTACATATTTATCTAATGTTACAATAGCTTCTTTCAATACTCTTTGTGTCAATTTATTTATTTCTGATGCTTTATTTAATAATTCTTTTGAACGTTGAGTATCTGATTCAGAAATTCTTTGAGCTATGTTTTCTAATTCTTTATATGTTGAATCTAATTTTTGTTGATATGTTTTTAATTGATCAACATATTCGTCACCAGCATCAGATAAATATGATTTATATATTTCATTTTCTAAAAATTCATTTGCTGGTATTTTTATTTTATTATTACTTTTAAGAAAATAATTTTTTATTTTTTTATTATTAAAATATTCAGAAGGTTTATTCGTTTGCATTGCTTTAGTACAGTCATATATTATCGTACTTATTGCCATTTTAGCATCTATTAGATCTGGCATCTCATATATCTTATTAACAGATTTGTTGTATCTTTCTTCAAAATCATCAATTTTTTCTTGTTGCTCTTTTATTGCATTAGGTAAAAATTTTATTTCTTTTCTTATTGATGTTATGTTTTTTTTAGCTTAATCTATTTCTTTTCTCAATTCTTCTGCTTTATCGTCATCCAAATCATTTTGTATTTTTTCTACAAGTTTGTGTGTTTCATCAACATTTTTTTCAATTTTTTGTTTTATATCATTTCTTTCATTTACAATTTCTTCTGTTTGTTTATTTATATCATTTATAACTTCTTTTATTTCATTATTAACTTTATTAGAATTATTTGATGTATTATTTTTTCTTTTAAACTTACTACTTACAAAGTCTATTAATTTAGTTATCCAACCTTTTATCATTTTCCATAATGCTTGAATTTTTTCTACTACTCCTCCAACAATGCCTTCAGTAAGAATAACGTCATGTTCTTCTAAAATTAATGGATTAAAATAACCCATTGATTCTATTATCATATCTCTTTCATTGAATAAATCATTTATATTATGCATAATATAATCAACTCCTTTATTTTAATTTATTTTATAGCTTTATTTATTAAATCTGCATAATGTGCATAACATTTTATAGCAGTACCAAGAAATTTTTGAGTCATAACATTTATACCTCTAGCTTTAACAAGTAGTTCTTTTGATTTTTGTTCATCTTTTATATTTTTTGCTTCTTGTTGCAATGATTTATATTCATTATCCAATGATTTTTGATAACTTTTTATTTGGTCTGTGCAGTCTTTACTATTAAGGTAAGACATGTAAGTTGAATCTTTCAATATTTTATCTCGAGATGATAATTTAACTTTTCCTCCAGTTTCAAAATATTTACGTATAGTTTTAAGATCTTTTGGAATCATTTTACTAGGTTCTTTTTCTTTTAGTGCTTTTTCACATTCTTTTTTAATATCATTTAAAGCTTTTTTAGCATCTTTTAATTTAGGTAGTTCTATTATTTTTGGTGTATTCACATTAGTAGATTCATTAACATTTTTCTTTTCATCTTTGTATAAATAATTTATAACTTTTTTTACGTGTTCTATTCGTTTTTTAGAAAAATTACCTATGACCAATTGTGTCATTTGTTTATCCATATAGTTTTTATCCCATTTAGATTTATCTTCTTCAAAAGGACATGCTTTATCATCATGTTCATCATACATTCCTTCTATATTTTTTACATATTTAGACATTTCATTAAATTGTTTAAAACTAAGATCTACCAATAATGGATCTTTCATCATTATTCTAAGCTTACGTATATCTTTATTATCAACCGCTTTAAAAAAAGCATCTGTTAAATTAAATTTACTAGCTGATTCCTTTCTGTCTTTTTCCTCAGATTTTTGTGATTTATTGTTATCAGTAGTCGTTGGTTTTCCTTTTCCAAATTTATTACTTACAAAGTCTATTAATTTAGTTATCCAACCTTTTATCATTTTCCATAATGCTTGAATTTTTTCTACTAATCCTCCAACAATACCTTCTGTTAATACGACATTATTTTCTTCTAGAATCAATGGATTGAAATAACCCATTGATTCTATTATCATATCTCTTTCATTGAATAAATCATTTATGTTATTCATATTTTCTCCTCCTTTATACTTTATAAACAGAAGTAGTATCATCTACATCAACTAATTTAAGTTGGTTATCTTCAAAAATAATATTATTGTTATTATATATGATACTACCTTGAGTATTCATTATATTATTGTATACTCGCATAGCTATATAACTTTCTATTAATGTATTGCTATTATTGTTTCTAATTGCTCTACTTTTTCTTAAAGTACTACTAGCATTTATCATTGACATAGAAATTTTATTTTCAAATAAACTTAATATATAAATATTACCATCTATAGTTCTAATAGCTTGTGTAGGAGATTCAAATGTTTCTGAAGTATTTTCAAAATCAATGTTATTTCCATTAACATAACATTTATAATTCACATTAGTAACCATATCATGTAATTTCAATGGACCTACTGTTATACCAGAAGTACTTCCTGTATATTTATTAAATACTAAGTTATTATTATCAATTGATATTGAATACATATTTCCACTCTTATCAACTATTTTATCAATTATATCTTTAACTAAAACTAATTTACCATTAATTATAGTTAATATAAATTCATCATCATAATTATTATAAACAAATATTTCTGTAACAGCATTAGTAGGTGCTGTTGAAATTGGTTCCATTTGTAATGCGTCACCTGACATATATAACATATAATATTTTCTTGTAACTGCATCACGTAGATATATTACTTTATCTATTTTAACATCTTTTTCCATATATGAACGATATGATACTAATTGATTATCTTTTACTCCTAATGAATATACATTATCATTATCACTACGGAATAATATATATTTCGAATCTATATTTGTTATTTTTTCAGTAATAATATCACCATTCCCATTAGCAGATAATGAGAATTTAACTTTATTTTCAGATTCCATAACAAAATCTCTACTTATTTTATATGATAATGTTTTACTATAAATATTATTAAATATTTTTTGTAATTTAATATTAGTTCCTTCAAGTTGTATATTATACCATCCTTTAGATGAACTTATTAATGAAGATATATTATATAAAATTAATTTATCTTCAGTAGTTTTTTCAAATGTTAATTTATTATTAACAACTTTACCTATATAAAAATTTCCACTTGTATTTTTTAAATATAAATATCCTGCTCCTAAATTATAATATTGATGTGAAGAAGTTATCTCAGATAATGATAATGTCTCATTACCTCTATTACCAACAACATCTAATAAATATTTTTTATTATTTGAAGATTTTATTCTATGTGTTATTGTAGATACTGGTTTAATACTAACATTTTTATTAACTATGTCTATTATATTTATCATTTCTTTATTTTTAACAACAACTTTTTGTTTTTTATTTTCAATAGCAAAATTATTTTCATTACATTCAACAATATTAACTGATGAGTTATTTACAGGAACCATTTGATATACTTTATTATCTGAACCTAATAAATAATGATTTTTATAAGTAAAGACAATATCTGAAGGTTTATTTCCTATAGTTAACCCTATGTTATTATTATCAATAGTTATCATTTTGCTATTACTATATACAAAACCATATTCTAAAGGTGCTGCAAAAGTTCCTCTTTTACTAAGGTCTATAAATTGTATAACTTCTACTTCTCTATTTGGATGAAGTATAAATTTAGATAATATACCTCCTCTGGATATTATATTAATACCTCTAGAATTTCTAACTTTAACTTCACCACAAGATTCAAAAGTTAGATTATTTTTTTTATCTATATATAATTTCCAATTTTCAAGATCTTGATTATAAAAATATAACTCATCATAAATATCACTATAAGTTTGATCAGATGAAGTTGTATTATTTAAATATAAAAATAAGTTATCATCTAAATTTAAATTATAAACTACATTATTTAATTTAGATCTCAATCTTATATTATTAAAAGGTGTGTTTGGTAAGTAATCTATAACTCTAAGTTTACCATTAACAACATCTATCATTTTATCTTTGAAATCATCTGATTTCATAGTAAAACCAACATTATGATCTTTTACTTTTAAAGAACTATCTGTAAAATTCACAGGAGTTATAGTTGAACCATTTATATTAAATTTATAAAATTTCTTATCAGTACCCATTAAGTATTTAACTCCTTCAGTAACATTTGGTTCATGTGTTAGTGTTAATTTATTATTTGAAGAAACTGTTATACTATAAATTTTTCCATCTTGAGATTCTATAAATTCTCTAAGATCTTCAAATAAACCTAATACTGGTTTTGTTTTACTACTATCCACCATTAAATAATATCTTTTTTCTCCATATAATAATTTAGCTCTTTTAACATCTCGAATAGGATCCTTTTCAGTTATACGCATAACTTGTGTAACTCCACTATCTGTTATTATAACATTATAAGGATTATCATCCTTATCATATAACACTATACCTATTATTACATTTGCTATTATACCCAATCTTTCTCTAAGTTCTATTATTATTCTTTCATTAGCTTTTAAAGGTTTAGTAAATGTTATATCTTTACCCTTTATTTCAAAATCATATCCTCTAGCAAAACGAGTCATTCCTCTATAAATTGCAACTGAAGTTTGCTTAGTATTAAAATCTAATTTAATAGTATAATTACTAACAGAACTAGTTGGTATATAAACTTCTTCTCTAATTCTAATAGTATTGAATGTTAATGTTGGTCCATTATACATTTTACATATAGGAACCCATTTAGTAGAATCAAATGCACCTCGAGTATTATTAACTATACATTGATATACCCAATGGTCATTATTTTGACCTAAATATATTCTATCTCCTATCATATACCTTTTATTTACATTATAATTTTCTATATCACTCGCATTCATTAATATTAAATCAACAATCATTTTTATCAAATCATACTGAGTTACTTTACTTATATTTGATTTAACATAACTTATATCCATAATGTTCACCTCCTATTTTTCATCTGAATAATGAATAATATCGTCTAATAAATCATTTAAATATTTTGTAAATACAGTTATAATCAATCTATAATCTTCATGTATATTACAATTATAAATTAATAATTTTAATTCTTCCCAGTCTATTTTATATTCTCCTCTTTTAATATCCATAGTTCTACCATTTTTTTGTACTTCAATATTCATAAAAGTATTTAAAGGAATACCATTTTGTTTGTGATACTTGATAGCTTCATTTAGACTCGTATTCATAAATTCTTTAAAACTTAATTCATATGGAGGTTTCTCATTAAAATCACTCAAATCAAATGCTGGAGCTGTGTATAAATTCCAACCTTCAGGTATTCTTGAATTACTATATATTTCTTGTGGAGTTATAACTGGAATTATACTATCCACAGTTAATATATCACTAGAAGGTAATTCCATATCAAATATTTTATCATTATCTGATACATAATTATATAAACCAGCTGTAACAAAATCACATCTTACAGAAAATGTTACATTATAACTATCATATATTTGACCTTTTTTATTACCTTCATCTATTGCTAAATTTTGAATAGTAACATTTAAATGGCATGGATGAAATCTAAAAAATTCATGTCTACCAGAACTATTTTTATATTTCATAGTTACAGGATACATTGAATGAGAATTAACATAAGATAAAAATTCACCCATACGTTTACCATCAACAAACACATCTTCATATCCAGCATCTACTGCTAATAAATACATTATATCTCTTGAAATAAATGATTCTAAATCTGCTATCATAACTGAAGTCCATTCTTGTCGAACTCTTTGTTTAAAATAATGATATATATTTATCTGTTCCATCATAGTATCAACTATCAATGTAACATCAAAATTTATTCTTAATCCTGTCATTAAAAATTGTATTTGTCTATGATTTTCTTCATCATAAAAAAAATTTTGTAAATTACCTGTATCAATATCATCATTAGCCATATCATATATTCTGTTAGCTAAATATGTTTGATTTATAGGCAATTCATCTAATGTATCTGTTTCTATTCTAGGACGCATAACTAACATTGGTTTATTCTTTTTAAGAAATTCACTTCTCTTACTAGTATATTCTGCAAAATCTTTATATGCTATCGTAGAATTAACATAATTTGTTTTGAAATATTTTTTAGGAAATAATCTAACCAACCACTGATTTATTAATGTTGTGACATTTCCATAAGTATGTGCCATACTGGCACTTGACATAGAATATCTCATATACAATTCCTCCTTTTATATTTATCTAAACTCAAGTACTTATAATGTTGTTTTCTAATAAAAAAATAACAAAGTGAAAATGAATTCACTTTGTTATTTTAAATTATTTAATTAAATCTACTAATACTAATATTTCATCAGTTTCAGTCGTTGCTTGTTCTAAAAATGTTTCAAAAGTGTTATCTAATCCTTTAATTAACACACTTCTAGTAAAAACTATAGTAGGGGCTATCATTGCTACTACTCCAGGTTTATTTTTACAATATTTACTACTTATTACATATTTACCAAATTCGTTAAATGTTTTTGTCATATCATTTATTTTTCTTTCTACCATTTTATTATAGACATCATATATCAATTTCATTTTCTCTAAATGTTTTTTATAATATTTATCTTTATCAGTTATTCCTTTTGAAACCATATCTATCATTTCTTTGTGTTTATCATATAATTTAGATAGTAACATAGCTATCGATGCTATTTCTTCTGTAGTTTCTTCATTTAATGCATTTAATGATAAATCGAATTTGTTAACATCAATATCTTTATAAACTTCAGGATCTAATTTTATAATAGGTTCATCTAATGGAAATTGTTCTCTTTTTGTATTTTCTTTTTTTGTATTTTCTTCTTCTTTAATTTCAATATATTCCTTTTCATAATCATCATTTTCATCAAATTCGTCAATAAGATCTGAAAATAGATATTCATCATCACTATTATAAAGAGTATTTAATACTTTACTATATATACCTTTATCTATGTCCTTTTCTTCATCAAAAAATATTATATCATTAAAAGGAGTTTTATTAGATCCTCCCATCAAATACAATGAATTCAATATAATTTCATCCAATTGATTTTTATTTATCATAATATATACCTCCTATAATATTTATCTTAGTTATTTGTTAGATAGTAAATTAATTTATAAAAAAATAATAGGAGTAATTACTCCTATTATTTAATATATTATATTTTATTAAATTCACTTATACCTATAGCTAAATCTTTTATAGGCAACATATTTTCATTTAATAACCCATGGTCATGACTTATCATCATATATTTTCTAGGATTAAATCTAACCCAATCATTTATCTGATCTTTACCTGATAATTTCATTACTGTTAAATTATCACCATCAAAATCAGCATTCAATCCTGGTAAAATCATAAATGATATTGACATTGTTAAATCATCTATTTCATGAGTTACATCAACTATTCTTTGTAATAAAACTGAACCATGATCTATAGTTGGTGGTCTATTTATACCATAATACGCACCTTTAGCGATTATAGTTTTCATTATTTCATATATTTTATTACTAAAACTTATACAACCTTGATACCATTCATCATATGCTTGAGATTCAGTTATATTTTGTGTTTCAGATAATATATGAATAATTTCAAATTTATATTCTTCTAAAAATGACATATATGGTACAATAATTTCATCAGCTGCTAAATCTGGATTTGAAATTATTACATGTCTACCTGTAAAATTCATCTTACCTGCAATTACACCTGATTTAATAAACCCATCTTTTTTATTCAATAAAGAGAACATTTTAGCATACAATTCTTGCATTTGTTTTTGTATATATGCTAATTTTTTATTTACTGACATACTAACACCCTTAGTTTTATTTAAACTAGATACTGTACTAAATAATATATTATATATTTTATCAGCTCCATGAACAAAATTTATTTCATCTTGAATTACAGAAAATCTTAATGCTGAACTAAATACAGGAATATATTTTATAAATAATTTATCTTTATTTTGTCTAACAAATTCTGCATTTCCTTGCATATTAACATTACGTTTATTTTTATTAACGTAATATTCAAAAATTTCATCAAATCTTTTTTGAAATTCTAACATGCCTATTCTTGCAAAAGGTTGGTCTTTAAATTGGTCATCATCTTCATTATTTTCATCCTTTACAACATTACCATCCACTCCTGTATCTTTGTGTTTAGGAATACGCATTATATTTTCCAAAACACTTTTCTTATTTTTTGTTCCAAATATATTATCAAGGAACATATATAATTGTGGATGAATAATTCTATAATCTTTTAATACAATATAACCAAATTTTTGTAAATCAATATCTACTAATTTTACAGGAGTTCTACAATATGGACATAAAGCAGATTCATATGATTTACCCATCAAATGTCCACATTTGCAACTATATCTTTCTTTAAATGCATTATCAGTATGCATTTCACTATAAAAGAAATCGCTTCTAATACCTCCTTTATTATATGTGTTATCAGAACTCTTTTTATCTTTTATAGGTTCAGTTATTATCATACCCTTACCTGTTCTTAAATCTAATTCTGCTTCTTTATCCAAGTCACATATAGATAATCTATATGCTCCTTTTTGAACTCCATTGTTTTTAGTTATTAACATTTTTTACCTCCTTTTATGAAATAATAAAAACACACTACACACAAACCAATCTATATATTATCACATTGTGATAATATATAATTGAAATGTTTACGTTTTACACTTTATAAATTTAATTTCTTTTTCCATTTTATTACCTCCATTCATATATATAATATATAATTATTATTTTTATATTTTACATTATTTGATATAATTATCCCATCTATCTTATAGATGGGATAATATAAATTTATTAGTCTGTTTCTATTATAAAATTTTCAAAATTAACATGTTCTATATTTACTATTTTTCTCATTTCAACCAAATCGTATAAATTTTCATAAAATACCACTTCTGTTAATTCTCCATATTTATTATAATCTTTTTTTGTAATACGTATTCTTAATTTATCATAATCTTTTAAATCAATATTTATGATAGGAAATACTTCATATTTTAAAACCATACATATGAATTCTTTCATTATTACATCTTTATTTGATTCTCTTGTTGAATTAACTTCTTTCCAACTTGATATTATATCATCTATATTATACGAATACTCAAAAACTTTATTTTCTTCCATTTCAATGCCTCCTTTTTTATATTTTTTTTAATATTAATAATTTGTTATAATTTTATTAAAAAGTTATATCATCTAAATTTATTTCATTTGTCTTTACTGATGTATCATGGAATGATTTCATTTTAATATTAACCAGACTACCTGTTAATGCATTACCTGTTAAACCAACAACATCAATTCCTATTTTTTTAAGACTTAATCCTGCACATGTTAAACAAACACCATAGTCACATCCGCAATACATTATTGAACGTAATTTAACTTTTTTACCAATATATTTAGACATATTTTCATTATTCAATAATACTTTTTTATTACCGTCTATAATATATCTATCGCTACATTTAGCAGCAACTTCTTTTGTTAACAGTATTTCAACATAACCTTTAGAACCACAATCTTCAACATCTTTTCGTAATACTATTGATTGTAATGCTGAATTCATTTGTTTAGTTTTATATCCTGTATATTTAACTTCACAAGTTTTAGGGAATGCACCATTAACGACATTTGAACCTGTAGCTGGTATTTCATCTTTTTCTAATCCTTCATAAAAATTTTTTGTAATAAATTCATATTTACCTGATGCTAAATTCATTATAGGACCTTTTACAATAGATAATTGCTTATAGTTATTACTAATAGAACCTCTAGCACCTGAATAATATAAATCCATTGAAGGATCATCTCCTATTTCTTTTTCTGCCGTTTTTATTAATTCACTTTCTATATTTGACATTGTAATTATGTCACCTTTTTCTAATGCTTTTTTATTTTCTTTTATTAATTTATCTCTTTCTTTTATAACTTTAGGAACTGGTTTCATTCCTCTCATAGTGAAAGAAGATGCAATCACTTCATGTAATTTATTACCCAACCATTGAAGTCTATTTAAATAATCGGCAAAATCTTCAGTTGTTATCTTGTCATCTTTTAGTAGTTCTGATAATTTACTTTCTAATTTAGATAATCCCTTACTATTTATAACTTCATTATTATAGTTCATTACTTTTGAAAATCTAGGTTCTATTATAAACTTATTGAATATTAAACTTCCTACAGTTGTTTCTATAGTATCATTATTTAAGTACTCTCCTTTTTTTAATGTAAACACATCTTGAGGTTCAAATCTAGATTGTTGTACTTTTCCATTAACCAAATTCTTAACAAATAAGTTTGTTAATAAAGTATAATTGATGTCATCACAATTAATACTTAGTAATTCTTTTTTTTCTGCATCAGTTATTCTTCTAGTCATCACCACACCTCCTAAGAAGTATAAATTCTATAGATGATAGTCATGTCTTTATTCATAACTAACATTTCATTAGGTATATTTAATTTAGAAAATAATTTAACTTGTTTATAATCTTCACTACCATCTGACATAGGTTGTTTTATACCAGTAAATAATCCTATAGAATTTATTCTCGCTTCTTCTATATTACCATTTATTTCAAAATATTCTCTAACATCTTTTTTAGTTATTTTTAATATTAATTCAACAAAAGTTTCTATTGGTTCTGTACGTTGAGTATCATGTACTCCACTACTTACTTCAGAACCATCTTCATCTTCATCGCCATCTTTCCATAAAACTTTAATTACAGGATCTTGTTCAAAAGTTTTTAAGAAATATGATGTTCTACCATCACTTTCTTTACGTTTAAACCAATATTTTTTTTGGTCTTCTTCATTTAATTCATCATCAGTTACTCTAAATGGAACCATATCAAATATTTCCCTTTCATAGAAATTGACATCCACTACAGATAATGATGAATCACCACAACCACCAATACCTACACCAAATAAACATACTGCTGTATTCTTTGGATATTTTTCTTCTATAGGGTTTTCTGCAGCAATACCCATTATATTATTTAAGTAATCTACTGTTATTGGTGCTTCAACATTAAAAAGTTTTTCTAATATAAACATAGCACCACCTAATACTATTTGATTTGTTGATTCAAATAATACTTCTTTTGTTAATGTATCTAAACCTATTATTTTTGTTTTTATATTGCCTTGTTTAGATTGTATTCTATGGGGTAGTATAATATCTTTTTTATTAATATTATCTTTTAAAATTTTATCCATTACCGTCATCCTCCTTTAAATTCACCTTATTATACTGTTTAATCATATATTATTTGGATACCATCCCTAATATTTAATGTATCGTTAGGATTTATTTCATTATTAAACATATTATATAGCATAATATCCATAGTACCATTATTATCATCATCTATGGCATTAACATATGATAATTTAACTTTATCATCATTTCTATATACAGATGTAATGAAATTAATATCATTATATTCTAGAGGTTTTTCTCTAGGTTGAAAGTTAACATTTAATCGTAAATTTTCTATAGTACGAATTCTATTCCAATAATCATCATCAAAAATATAAACAACACTCAAGTTACGTAAATCTACAGTATAAGATTTAAAAAATTTTATTAATTCAATTATAGCATCAACTATATTATTATTAACACCATTTAATGTAGTTAAATAAGTTAATGAAGGTATTAATTCATTTAATTTACCTAATATATGTTCTATAATAACACCACATTCATCGGCTTCTAGTGATTTAATATAATCTGCAATATATGGAAGTTTATCTTCTATATATTCTAAATAAGTTATTGCAACTGCACCATTACTCATTTTAAAAGCTTTAGTTGTTTCTTTTTTAATCATTATTGTTCTATATAAATCATTGTAAGCTCTATATACTTTTATGTTATCAGTAGAATTCATTTGAGATACACAAAATTTAGAAAAATTCTTAAAATTATTATATAAAGTATTTATATCTTCAACAGTTTCTATTCTCAATAAATCTAAATAAGATAATATACTTTGATCTTTAAATATATTAGGATTATTCTTTATTTTTTTTCTAATTAAATCAAAATTTTCTTCGAAGTCAAATCCTAATATTGATAATATTTGTGCTGGTTTTACTAGTATATTACCTTTCATATTATTTTTTTTACATAAAAGAGCAGCCATAATTACTATTGCATCAAAAATAGATATAGGTGTTTCTGTTATTCTTTCCAATTTAATATATAGATAATCAGTACCTTCATGCATCGCATCCTCATTAAATAATCTATTATTTATATCAGTTCTAACATCTTTATTGTCAATTAACATATTTAAAAAATAAATAGATTCATATAACATTTTTGTTAAATTATATGAAATACTTATTCCTATATATTTAGTGTCTATAAAATTGAATTCTCTTTCATATAATTCTTTTCTTAAATCAGCATCATCCCACCATAAATCATCTTCTTCAGTAACTTCTTTATATTCATATCGGTTAGCTTTATTTTCAATAGCTAAAACAGTATTATTATCCATTATATCTGTTGATTGAAAATATACATCATACATTTTTTCATAATCTGGTACTTCAGATGTAGTACCATCATCATTATGAATTGTCTTTTTAAATTCAACAGGAACACCATTCTTATCTAATATTTTTTCTTTTATTAAAAAATATTTATATACACTTATCCTTTCATACATAAGAGTATTTGCTATATCATATAAACATTTATCAGTAGATTTAGTTCTAACTAATATGTTTAAATGTTTTACAATTGTACGCTGATAATCTAAAGGTAAAGATTCAAAAAATGGTACACCATAAACGTTAAACATTTTCTTTATAGATAATAAATCAAAAAAATCTCTATCTATCGACATTTGTATAACATCAACTATAAAACGTTGGATAGTCATCATCATTATATTCATACATATAAAGTTATCATAATAAGGATAAACACTTCTTAAATCAGCATTATAAATAATTGAAACAAAGTATTCCCTACAAAAATTATATGTTTCAAAAAATTTACTAACGAACATTTGATCGATATCTCCATCATAGAAAATTATTTCAAAATTTTTAGCCGTTCTTGCTCTAACTAAATCAACAGCTTTACTTCCCATATGTTTTAAGTAAGTTTTATCAGGATGTTCTTTTATTAAATCAGGTATTACCTTTCTTTCTAATTTAGATAATATTTCTTTTGGATAATCATGTATTGGTCTAACTTCATCTATATCGTAAAATTTCATTTGTGATTCAGTTAAATATAAAAATTCTGACTCATCTGCCTCAATAGGTGGTAAACCTAATAATTCTCTATAATAATTATTTTGTTCAACATATTCTTTTATTATTAATTCTCTTTTATATTTTAATACCAAATCTCTTTTATTTCGAGGTATAAGATATTTATTACCATGATAGTTATAAATTTTTTCTTTATCAGTTATACCTGCTTTTTCTATTGTAGACGGTTCATAATAAGGATAAGACTCAAAGATATCCAATTCTTGTTTTGCATTTAAATATTTATCAGATGCTCTAATTATATCTAATGTGTCATATTTAGAAGCATCAACAGATAATTTAACTATGCTATTTTCTAAAATAATTTTTATATTATCTAGAATAGCACTTTGTGTAAATGATAATTGGTTGTCTATCATCAAAATAACCTCCTTTTTCTTTTTATTTATTAATACAATATATTAATAAATTGTATTAACTAATAAGTTTATAAAAAGGAGGGATTTATATGAAAAACGGTATACCAGGTATAGATGTTAAAACCCCTATACAGAATCCTACGGTGGATTCCGAATATAGTTTTTACGAATTACCGTATTTCAAAACTGATGATTATTTCTTCGATGTAGAAAACGAAGTTAAATTTATAGAGAGTATAGAAAGATCTGTGCGAAAATCTAAATATTATAAAAGATATATAGCACATTTAAAACAAGATTTAGGTTTAAATTTTTGTCAAGTTAAACTTAATATATCTGAAGAGGAAGAAGACGAAGATAAACCTAGAAATAAATTAATAGAAATGCACCATGGACCATTATTTACATTATTTGATGTAAGTTCAATAATTTTAAATAAAATGATGATTGATGGTGAAAAAATAACAACTTTTAGAGTTGCTGATAAAGTAATACAAGAACATTTTAATCATAATGTCCAAACTATAATGTTATCTGAAACAGCACATCAAATGGTTCATGATAGAAATATATTTTTGAATTTAAATATGGCTTTCGGAGACATATATAGTTTTTTAGATAAATATATGGAAGCGATTGAGAAAGAACAAATCGTGAAAATACAAGATTATATCGAGCGTTCAAAAAAATATGAAAGTAATGATTTTGGTAACTTAGAAATATTTGTTACCGAATGGAGTAGAACTAATCCAGATTTCATAAATAATGAAAATAATAATTTAGAAATATAAAGGAGGAATTTATTATGTTAATTTTATTCGCAATTATACTTTGTGTATCAGTGTTTATGATACCAGTTTCAATATATTCATACAGTAAGTATGTTACAGAGGTTAATAAACCTAAACCAAAAAGAGAACTTAAAGAATTATCTTATAAAGAACTTATGGAAATTTTAAATTTCACAGTATTAAATACTTGGAAATATAACTTAACTTATTATTTCAAATTACACGATGTGGTGTACCCTAAATATGAAGAAGAAGTAAGACGAATGAGTAGAGAAGTCTGCAGATCTTTATCTCCTGAGATACAGCAACAGTTGTATATGTATTTTACAGCTACTGGTCTCGCACATATTATAGGTAGAGCTTTCCAAGATCTACTTTGGGAATATATGGTAGATAGATCTGGTTTACAAGGAATTTACCAGTATATCTATGGAGAAAATAGGGAACAACTAAAACGTGATTTGGAAGAAATGCGTAATAAGCGAAAAGCACCTAGAAATAATAATTATGGAGATAGTGACGATCCGTCCGATATTGGTCCAGGAACCAATAATTTATTTTAATAATTATAAAAAAACAAAGAGCTATAGTATTATACTATAGCTCTTTGTTTAATCTATTTAAAAATCCACAAAGGGTGAATTGACTAAATTAACATGACCGTTAAAGGAATCAAATATTTAAAGAAATTATAACCTATATTAACTCCATCAAAATTTTCATCATCAATATATTTTATTAAATATTCAGTACCAAAAGAAGTTTCAGTATTTAATTTAAACATTGATAATGCATTGAATTCTCTATAATATTCTTTATTCAAATCCCTTGTTTTATATTTATATACGAATCCTGTTAAAAAGTCTATTAATTCATTAGTTCTTCCTACTTCATATAAACACATGAATTTTTTAAAAAATGATAACATATATCCATCATGTAATTTCAATAAATCATCATTTATACCTTTAATATCTAATTGATTTTTATTATAATAAAACTCTATATTATTTATCATCATATAACTACTATATACATTTTTTGGAACGAACTCTATTTCCCCGAACTTAAGTTCCCTGCAACTTTTATGAACAAAAATTGCATCCTTTTTAATAGATATTATATCTTCAATATCTATTTCATTTATTTTTATAAATTTCTTTCTTGCTTCAATTAATGCTTCATTTTCATTCTTAACTAATTGTTTATTGTTTATTTTCATTATACCCATCATTCTATTTCTTTCAGATTTAGACATATCTTCTAATTTATTTATAATATTAATATTTAGATATTTAAATTCTTTTGCTAATGATAATCCTGCAGATTTAATATCATATTCTATTATCTTATTATTCATTAAAAAATCAATGTCTTTATTTCGATAATAATGTCTTTCCCAAATAGATTTACTCAAAATAAAACACTCCTTTTATTTTTTCTCAAAAACAAATATATCTAAAGTTGCTCTTTTTTCATATTTACAATAAATTGATATTACTGAATGATTATCATATTCATATACTATATGTGAATTACCAAAAGTTACTTTATCTATAAAATCATAACTTAATTCAGTATCTTTAAATCTATCATTAAATACATCTGATTCACAAATAATTTTGTCATTTAAATTACCTATATGAAATCCCATAATAGGTTGAGGCTTATAATCTGATGAATCGAATTTTGATGTTCTTTTTTTACGTTTACTTTTTAGGAACACATAAAATATTTCAAGATTTTTGATTGTACCGTTATTTTCTAATTTAATAAGACGAACATCACCATCACAATAAGTTTGTATTTTTTTTAAATCAACTTTATCAATTTCTTGTGGAATTTGATAAAAATGTTCATCACTACCTTCAATACTAAAACCATATTTATATAATTCATATACTAAATCAGAATCTTTTAGTTTTATTTTTGTACCATTAACAAAAACTACTGCTAATTTAAAACCTTTTATGTCAAAACCAAATTCATCTAAAATTTTCTTTCTAACTCTTCTTTTCTTAATTATATTCATATACTTTACCTCCTAATAATATTATTATAATATCCAGGTAAAAATTACCTGGATATTTTTTTATTTATAGATTGTACATTATTGAATCTTTTTTTAAAACTCCTCTTTTTACTAATAATTCAATATCTGTTTTAAGAGATATTGCAGTTAATCTTTTTGCCAATATACGTTTAGCATTTTCTTCAGATATCAAGCAATCATCAAATCTACTATCTAAATAACCCATATCTTCGAATACTTCCATTATTTCATCTAAATCATAATATTTTAATTTAGCATAAATAGCTAATACTTTATATTTATATATATTATTAAATTGAGTTATCAATTTTTCATCTATTTTAACATCAGTTTCTTCAAAAATGTTCTTTTGAGTTTCTATAAAGAAATCATAATCTTTTTCTTCGTCAATTGTTTTACCTGATCTGAATAAATCTAATGAATAAATTTTTATTCCTTCCCTTACTCTTAATTCACTAGTAAATTCTTTCTTTAATTTATCAAGCACCTCATCAGATAAAGTTGTAGTTTTATCCATACCATCTGTCATTATTCTACTTAAAACAAAAACCAAATTTTTATGAACATATGCATCATTTATCATAGATACATGTGATTCATCTGCGAATACCTTTGATAGTAATATCGCAAGTTGGTTTTCAGCATCAGCATTTACTTGTTTATATCTAAGAGGTTTTGTATCATAATAATGAGTTGCAAATACCATACTATCTGGTAATTTTGTTATACCTAATTTACCTTCATGATAATCATCTTTATTTGATGAATCAAATAAAAACTTATAAACATAACCTTTACCTTTAAGTAAATCTACAGTTTCTTCCAATTCATCTTCACATATCATTAAATATGCCATATTTCCATCCTCCTTATTTTATATTATTTAAATAATCTAATCTTGATATATCTTGTATATCTAACATATTTATTATCATATATCTAATAGATAAAGCATCATTTAATCCTAAATGTGCAATATCTTTAAATAAATTATATGTGTCTTCACAAAGATTGTATTTTTCATTTAATATGTTAACTATACAATCAGCATATAGTTTGTCAACATCATTCATATGTGTCATACCATATAAATTTTCATATTCACTTAATAAATTATATTCAAATTCTGTCATTAAATATCTTAAATTATCTTTATTTCTTTTAAATATATATTTATCAATATCTGTTATTGTGTAATATAATTGTCTATTATCTAATTTATGAACTATATCAGATAGATTAACTTCATTAGCTTTAAATAATTTTTCAAATCTTTTTTCTATTCTTAAAAGTCTATATTTTTCTCTAGTGAATATTAAAGGTTGATATTCATCTATATTTGAATCTTTATCTACTAATCTACATTGTAATTTAGGTTTTAATTCTCGTTTATATCCAACTTCAGAAATATATGATGGACCATATTTAAATATATCAAATTTATTATCTGATATCAATCTTCTTGTTATTTCATAATATTTATTTCTTATATCTTTAATTATATCTTTTATATTACCATGTTTAGACATTATATCTATATCACATATAACTGTTCTTATATCATCTTGTATATTATCCATTAGTTCTATATAATTATAGAAATAAACTAATTTATTGACCCCTAAAGATTCTTCTAATGTCATATCAAGATAATCTTTTAATTCTCTTTCCATTTTTCCTTTAGCTTCTCTCATATCTTTTAATATTTCAGTACTTTGTGTTGCCATCTTATAATAATAATCACATGAATCTAATGATGTTTTCATTTTTTGTTCCATTTTATTTTCATAGTATTCATCGACATGTTTATAATATTCAACCAATTGTTTCTTAATTGCTAATACCAATGCAAATCGTGATGGTCTAACATCTTCTTCAAATCTTGTTGCTATTTGTTCTAATACTGTATCTATATTTTCATCAACATCATACATATTTTCTGGAACTTTAACATCTTTATCATCTATTTTATATATTGCTTCAAATTCTTCTTTAGCTTCAGTAGAATCATAATTTTTCATTATTAATAAATGTCTATATAATGGAAAACAGAATTTATCAGGTTCCCAACCACCTAATATATTTTCAGCATTTACTTCTGGTGAATAATCATAATCAATAAGATCACCATTTAATAATGGTTGATATAAATTATCCCCCTCAACAAAATCATCAGTATCCATTATATCTGAAATAATAGACATTAAAGATTCTTTAAGATTTTTATAACTTTCTTTTAACATATCTTTGATATTTATTGTATTATCTTTTTCTTCTACTTTTTCTTCTTCTTTATTTTTTTCTTTATCGTATACCATATCCATTAATTTATCTAGGTTATAATTTTCATCAAGATTATCTAGAATGTCTTCATTTTCATCAGCCATAAAAACTTCTTGACCACCAAATTCCATATTCAAAATATCATTCAATGAAGATACAACTTCAACATTATCTTGTTCTTCAGATAATTTGTCAATGAATTCGATATTACTTTGATTTAAATTTTCATCATATCCAACATCTTCTTCTGTTATTAATTTATTATATTCTTCATATTCTTCTTCAGTTAATTTTTCAAATTGACTATTTTTTACTTCTTCAAGAAGAAGTGATTTTATATCATATACTTTATTATCAAAATCTTTTTCATATGAATGAACATTATTTTTATTCATGTTTATAGCTACCAATAACATAGGATATAGTTCAACATAATAATGATTTTGAGATTCATATAATTCTCTAATAATTTCATCTTTATCAAATTTTATATCTTTTTTTATAAGATAAGATATTTCATAAAATTTATTTACTGTATCATCTATTGACTCTAAAACCTTTTGTGGTATTTCAGGTATTTTTTCTTCTACTTCATATGTTTCAGTTTTGTATACATCTACTAAAACATTTCCATCTTTATCAAATTTACCAAATTTATCATTATCATTAATATCTTTTATAGTTTCTATTATCTTTTTATAACCTAAATTATTTCTCAATGTTGTATATTTTACTGTTTTATTACAAGAAGAACATTCTAATTCTGTATAATCGTCTTTATACGTTAATGGATTACCACAATAAGGACATTTACTTATTTCTTTCCAATCAGCAAAAGATGATTTATATAAATATCCATAATCTAAAATCACTAGTTCTCCAGTAGAACGTCTACCCCAGTTACCATAATTTTTTGATGACATACCCATATCACCTAATATATAAAAATAGTTTTTATTTTTGTTAACTACACTAATAACATCTTGTTCTAATTCAAATAATACTTTTTTAACTTCAGCTTGAGATTCTAGAAAATCTTCTTTATCAATTACTGCTACATATTCTGAAACTAAAACAAGACCATTAGTTTCATATGCTAATGCTAATGGTCCATGTTTTGACATCCTCTTAGACATTGCTAATTCATTCATATTATCTAGATATGCAAGATAATTATATGCCACTTTTATTATGTGATTACTTAATAAACATACAAATCTATTCGTACCCTCACCGATTCTACGATAATCTTTTCTTTCACCAAACTCTTTAGTAAAAAGTTTATCATATGCTATAGTCTTTTCGACTATAGACATAGATTTATTTGCATATATATTGTATATCTTTTTCATAAAATCCTTAGTAAAATTTTCTTTTATTAAAGAATGCACATTTATTGTTTTTTCCTTAAAAGTTCTACTCATTTCTTTCATTATTTTTATTACCTCCTTCTACTAAATACAATTTTCTTTTATTCTTATTTCTAATTTCAGAAATAACCTTGTCACTAAACATTGGTTTAGATTCTTTTGTAGCCATAGATACAAAATCTTCTAATGAACATCTGTCACTGAACATTTTTCTAGCATCATCTGGATGATCAACTGTGAATTCATAAATTCTTTGAGCTAATTCTATATTATTTTCAGCATATTTCAATACACCTTGTGGCGAAGTTGGTATTTCAAATTCACCATTTAATTTATCTACAATATTACTTGAATTATAATCAGTAGCCATTGATGTTTTATAACCTCCAGTATAATCATCAGTATCTGCATTTGATGTTAAGAAATTTAAACTAGCTCTTACTCTACTTGACATTTCTCTTAAATATCCTTCTATTTCTGTTTCACCTTTTTGTAATTCTTCTCTATAATTATTTTCTCCAAATACTGCAATATTATTATTACGTAATAAATCATTTGCACTTCTATTAAGATTATTCTTTTCATCTTCTAATTGTTTAAAGTTTGGATTATACATATATTTTGTTTTATAATCTGCATAATTTTCTGCTTCTGCTAAATCATATTTATCTTCATCTAATTCCATCATATGATTTTTTATAAAATTTCTATAAGCATCCATGCTTGATTCACTAATTGGAAACATATCTGCTTTTTCACTACCATATTTAGAAACTATTTTATCATATGATAGTTGGTCTATAATGCTATCTAATGGAAGATTATTTGAATCAGAATCTAACATATCAGTAAATGTTGATTCGTATATAACGCTATCAATAATTTCTTGTGCTTCTTTATTAGATAATAATTCTCTTCCTAATTGAGCATCTTCTTTATTATCACTAGCCATCAGCAATTCCGCATATTTTTCACTAGGTTTGAAATCTAATATTTGTTCAACTAATCCTGTTTTATATAAATCATCTAATTCTTTAGGTAAATCTGTAAATCTTGGTGGTAATTCATAAACAACATCTAACTCATTAGAATCAAAATCTTCATTATCAGATTCATCTATTACTATATATGAATCAATATTATCATCAGGAATTAATTCATCTTCATCATAAAATTCTTCTTCATAACATCCATTTTCAATATCTCTTTGTATAGATTCTTTTCTAAGTTTTGACCCTAAACTATCATCATCATGAACATAATAATTAGATGCTTCTTCTTCTTGAATTGCGATATCTCTTTCTTTACTTATCAAAGCCCCTAAATTACTAGTATCAACATCAAATATTTCATCAGCTATTTCTCCTTTAGCTAATCTTATATTTCTTCTACTTTTCTTATATCTAGGTTTAACTGTTGGAATATATTCATAACCTCCAAATACACCACCAATATCTTTAGCTTGATAAAATTCTTCTTTACCTCCATATTTATCATAAACAGCTTCAATATAAGTTCCAATAATTTCAGTTGCTTCTAAATAATCCTCATATTTATCATAAATACTTCTACCTAAACCATCTTTACCTCTATCTTTTAATCGTTTAACAAAATCAAAATAATCTTCAATTCTATCTATAATTCCTGGTACAATAACACCAACATCCTCTCTAAGTTCATCTGGTAATGTTTCTGATGAGTCATTATAGATATCCCCATTATATGTGTTAACATAAATATTATCCCATAATTCATCAAATGTTGGCATTGTGAATTCATTTATATATTTAGTTTCTTCATTTTCTTGTTTAACTAATTTATCATAATTTTCTTTTGATTGTTGAGAATAACCTATTCTCATAACTTCCTTTGGTTTAGCATTAGCTTTACCCATATCTAGATACTCATTAAAATATTCTTTAGCATCTATTGGTTTTAATTCTACATACCCTTTATCATTTTTATCTGTATCAAGTAAAACTACTACTTTTTTATTTCTAGGTATATCATCTAAATGTTCTAAATGATATGTTATACAATTTTCATCTGAACGAATATTTGATGAAACTTTTTCTAATTGTTCTCTAGACATAGGTTCTCTCAATCTCTCTATTTTATATAGTTTAGTTTGTTTATTTTCTTTCATAACATTTACCTCCTTTTACATATATATAATATATAATTAAAAAATATAACTTTTACATATTCAGATTATAAGCGTAGATATTTAAATCAAATATCTACGCCTGTCATTTATCTAATGTGTGTTAAAAATGTTTTAGCCCAAGTATCTAAATTTGGAATAATATCTCCTTTTTTAAATTTAACAACTTCATGTTTATCTGGTTCATTACTAACTATCTCAGCATCATCTGGTACTGTTATTATATAAAGAAAACCTATATGGTCTTCACTTATTTTATTATCGGATAGCATTATTAATGCCTTAGGATCATATATAACAACTGTTGACGACTCTGGATTTTTAATAACAACTTCTTCTTGGAATTCTTTATTCATGTTTAAATTAGCAATATGTTTTAAATGATCTTCACGACACCATTCCATTCCTCTATCAGACATATGTCCTTGAACTAGTGTATATTTATTTTTAAGTCTACCCTTAAGTGATTTTAATAAATAAATATGTTTTCTTGATTTATCCATAACCAATCCTGCAACAACGCAATGTCGTTTAGAACGGTCATTGACTTCCATTAAACCACTATATTCAGCTTCTTGTCTATTAATGAAACTATACTGTAAGACTTCATCTAAATTAGCCATATCAAATAATTCATCACTGTTATCAGCAGGAATTGCTATATTGCCATTACTATATAGATTTAAATATGAATTACTTAAGAAAGATTCTTTATATAATTCATTTATATTTGAAATGAAAACAACATTTTCATCTTCAATTAAATTTGGAAATCTATCTAATACTTTTTTTCTATTTTCTTTAAATGCTGTTGTGCCTATATCGTATTTATATATTTCTTTAATTAATGGATCTATATAATCTAAATCATTATCAGTATGTCTATCTGCACCATCAACTAATGGAGTTTGATATATTTCTGAATTCATTTCAATTACTTCAATACCAGCTTCATCTAACATTTTTAAAGTAAATTCATTAGTGTAATTATCTAAATAATATATTTCTTTTATACCTGATTGAATTAAAGCTTTAGCACAATTACTACAAGGGAAAGTTGTTACATATACGGATGCATCTGTTAAATCTTTTCCTGCTTTTATTGCACTAAATAAAGCATTTATTTCTGCATGTTGTGCATAACATAATTCTAATTTTTCACCAGATGGTATATTATGTTTAGTTCTATAACATCTATCTGGATTATCACAACAGTTTGGTAGTCCTTTAGGACTACCATTATAACCTGTTCCTAATATTTCATTTTCCTTTACGATTATTGCTCCAACTTTTCTTCTTATACACGTACTTCTTAATGATACTTGTACTGCTATATTCATATAATACTCTTCTTTACTTATTCTCATTTTGTCACCTCTCCTTTTTTAATATAAATCTATTCGGTTTATTTATTATCTTTTTTAATATCCTCTATTTCACATCTAATTTGATAATCACCTTTTTTATACATTGTTCGTATATTATCATCTATTCTATCACCAAATAATGATAAAGCATTATCTGGATCTTTTACAAGTTCAAACATAGTTTCTGCAGCTGTTTCCTTATCATAAGCTAATAATTTAAAAGTTTTTTCTAAAAGAAAAACTTCAATATCTGAAGTTCTAATAGTTAATTCTAAATTAGCAATATATTTATTCATATAAACCCTCCTTTATATACCTAATTCTTTTTTAGCTAATTTATCACATATATCATTAGCTTCAAAAATCTTGATATATTCATTAAAACTTATAATTTCTTTATCATTTTTAAAACAGAATTTATCATAATTAGATAACAATTTATTTTTAGCTTGATGTGAATTAATGTGAGTATATAAAACGTCTAAACTATTATTCAATATTAATGTGTTAATAAATGTTGATTTTATTAATTCCTGATTAGCTACATGTTGACCTGTTGAATTGACTAATATTTCGTTTTTACTATTTTTAATCCATCCTGGCATCCATATACTTAATGAAGATATACATAACTTAGAATCACTAACAATTACTAATCTATCTATATCATCTAAAATACATTGTTCCATAATAAATTTAGTTCCTTTAAAAATAGCATACATTTCTGCATAATTATTAGTTTTTCCTTTTAAATATTCACTACCTTTTTTAATGATATTCATTTTTTCATCAAATAAACAAAAAGCTGATGCTGAGTCATATATTGAATCTCCAACTAATTTTGCTGAACCATCAGTACACAAAATATATTTATTCAAATATTCTCCCCCTTATCATATCATATAATTTATTTTTTTCTCCTGTAGTAAATTTATTCATGTCTAATTTAACATTATGTGATGAATATAATATTGCTCTATCAAAATCATCTATTTCATATGGTGTTAATTTATATTTTTTGATTATTAGATTTCTTATATTTTTTGTAATATCACGATGTCCCCATTCAATACTTGAAAGAGTTGCAGCTGATATACCTAAGGTTTCTACCATGTCTGCTCTTTTTTGTTTATTCATACTACGAATTTTAATTAAAAATTCTCCCACTTCTGTTCTTTTTCTCATTATACATTACCTCCTATACACATTTATATTATATATAATTAAAGTTATTCACTTTTACATATTTGATAATAAACAATAATTTAAGTAAAATATTTTAATAATTTTTACTTGCAAATATAAATACTCTATGTTTTTTATTGTTTTTTTATTATATGAACATTTACCTCCAATTGTTTTTAATAATGTTTATTTGATTTTATCGGATTTATAGATGGTATACTATGATAATAGTATACCATCTATTTCATTGTATATAATATAGTGTTATACACTATATTATTTTTTATTTGATTTTTTAAATAAATCATCTGGATTCATTAATTGGATTTGTTTAAATCCATCTACTTCAATATAAGTATATTTTGTTTCTAGTAAACTAACATCTTGTATTTCTTTAGAAAATCTAACTGTATTTTGTAATTTAATAATAATATCTTGATTACAATATGGAGCATATTCTCTGTAAAAACTAGCCCAATCACCTCTTATCATTTGAACAGGTATAAATACTTTTCCTAAATGTACTAATTTATGTGTTGTTACAGATAATGGTAACAATCCTACTCTACATTGATAATGCAACTTCATAACTTCATCTGCTATATCATATATATTTGTACTATCATATTCATCTTGATGTTTTTGCATAACAATAGATACTAAATCAAATAAAGTTAATGGAGCATGATGAATCTGTATTTTTACTTTATTGTAAGCTAATTGTTCTACTTTTGCAAAGAAACTATCTTTATTCATGAAATCTTTTAAATAATTGATATAGTCTTTATATTCCAAAGAATCTCTTATTATAGCTTCAATATGTTTTACTAATTTAACTCTATCCTTTTCAGTATTAATTATTATGTCCCTAGAAACTTTTTGTATATCTTTATACTTTGCAATATTTATAATTTTACCATTTTCATTCGGTTTTAATTCCATTGTATATCACCTACCTTATTATATTGTATTTAAATAAAAAAATAACCGAGAAATATTTCTCGGTTAGTATTGATTATCTATTTGAAATTCATAAATAAATTCTTCCAATAATTTTGGAATATCAACTATATCCTTTGATATTAACATTTCAGAATTATATCGTAAATCTTCAATATCAATAGGACCACTACTTGTTATTGTATTAATAATTTCAAATCCTAATTCAAGTCTATCTATTTCATTATCTGTCCATTTAAAAATATCTATGTCTGTATTTAAAAAGTCCATTAATATATAATATATATTTATATATTCTTCATAGAATTGTGTTAACATTTTTTCAGTAATATAATGATTACATATTTCTCTAATATGATAATCATCATACATTTCAAACTTATTATCATTTACTATTTTATAGTCATGACAATAATCATAAAAATCATTTTTAAATCCATTAATATATTTTTGGTCATTTGTTACTGCTAAAATAAATGGTTCTCTCCTTTGAGGAGAAGAACCATAAATAATCATATATTCCATACAATCATCACCTACTTCATAAGCGATAAAATATCATAATTTATATCTGTTGATTTTAAATTATCTAACTTATCACAAATAACTTCTGCTGTATCCATAACATCGATTTTTTCATCTTTTGATAAATTTAAATATTCAATAACTGAATAAACTTCAGTAATATTATGCTGAATAGCATTTTTAATATCATTTATTTTAGACATAAAAACCTCCTAAATAAGATGAATATATTTATCGACGATTAGTTTATAATCGTCGATTAATTCATCATAATGTTTTTCTATAACATTAAAATCCCCATTATCTAAATAAAATATATATTCATTTTTCTTTTTATCTTGTAGTGCACGACCAAGTACCTTATAAATATCCCCACTACTATTTACCACATATTTGTTTTTATAAAGACCGTATAATCTTTTATCGTTAATGCGAACGGGCATTAAATCGTTTGGACTAAATATCATTTCTTCTTGATATACAGTAGTATCTAAAAACTTAATTAATAAATAGTTTTCGGCAAATGTCTTTTTATCTGCCATTATTTCTTCCGATCTATTGCTTAAATATATTATATCTCCCTTTATATCTTTTATTAGATACTGATCAGTTTTACCTTTAGGTACCACGACCATACCTTTCTTAAGATATTTAGTATCAAATAATCGATATTTGTTATAAAATTTTCTATTCATAATATCCCCCTATTATATTATTTTATATAAATTCCATAATCTTGACATGCTTCTTTATTTGTGTTTTTATCAGTTATTATAACTGTTGTTCCTACAGGAACCATATTATATAACTTAGCAACATCTGCATTGTGTAATCTAACACAACCTTCAGTTACATGATATCCTATTGAATTCTCATTTATATTACCATGAATACCATAACCAGAACCTATACTTAATCCTAACCATCTATTACCTAATGGGTTTCTAGGATCTCCTCCTGGTATATTTTTCTTATAATAAGGTCTATTAACTATTTTATTAATAACTGAATATTTACCTGTTGGAGTAGGACTAGAATATTTACCTACAGAACAACTAGTAGAATAAGCTACTTGACCATTAACATAATATTTTAGTGTATGGTATGTTCTGTTTACAACTATTAAATTACTTAGTGTTCTTCCTTTTACTTGTGTATTTGTTGTTGTATTATAATTTTTGTTATTATTTATATTTGAATTTGTTAAATATTGTCCAGTTACCCAACCAGTAGTACCATATTTAGTTTTTACTTTATACCAACCATTAGATTGAGAAATACATTGTACAGATTCTCCTTGTTTTACAGTACCTATTTTACCATAAGAAGTTGATGGACCACTTCTCATATTTAAATTTACTTTTGCAACTTTTTTCATATTAACTGTTGTACCAGAAATGTTATTTTTATTAACATTGTTAGAATTAGAGTTTGAACTACTTACACCAAATTTCATATAATTGCTACTAACCCAACCTGTTTTACCATTATATTTTACTTTAAACCATCCTTTAGATGCAGTTATATATTGTACAGAGTCTCCTTGTTTTATCATACCTATTTTACCATAAGAAGTTGATGGACCACTTCTCATATTTAAATTCACAGTTGCAGTTAATGCTGAAGCAGCATCAACTCTATCTACATTTGCAATTGTTAAAACAGTAGCAGCACTTACAAAACCTAAACCAATTATCATTTTATTATTCATAACTTTACCCCCTAATTTTATTTATAAATTTTATTATCAAAATTGTCGACAATATATTCAATATTATCTCCTTTCATAACGACCCTTCTTAATCTTTAACCAATAATATGAATATTATCAGTATTATAATAAACAAAATAATTATCATTTTAAGAAGTCCTCCAATTTTTTATGTTTATTTCGTTTTAAAAATTCATGTCGTTTATTGCAATAATATAGTATTACACCATCTTCCACACTACTAAATACATTGTATAAATTTTCAACATTACGTCCTTTTTCTATTACAAATGGAAAATAAACTGCATCATATATTTCTTCCATTCTATAATCAGAATAAGACATGGCTTGAAGTCTGTATAATCTAAATAATGGTTTATACAATTTTTCTTCAGTAGAACAATCAAGCCATTCACCACGAGTTATAAAATTTAAAATATCATTCATTTTAAACCTCCTATACATTCATAATATATTTACCTTCATTTCCACATTCAGGACATTTATATCTAATAACACAATATCCTTCTGGGGTGTTGTAATCAACACCCATTATTTTAACTTGAACTTTCTTCTTACAGTTATCACAGAATATTATTAAATCCATAATTACACCTCCATATTTTTATTAAAATATTCCAATACTTCTTTAGTATTATTCTTTTTATGATAATCTTTTATAACTTTTCTAATTTCATCTTCGTTTTTAGCATTAAGTCTATTTTCAAGATATTCATTCTTATTATCTGAAATAAACTTACCTTCATCTGTTATTAACATCAATTCTTTATTAGGAACATATATTTTTCCTTCATTAATCTCTGTAGTATCGATTAATGATGTTGTTAACTTACTATCATTGTCATAAACTTTAATTTTATTATTTTGATAATTGTCAATTAATAAATCTGCATCTCTTTTTGAATCTATAATATAAATTAATTGTCTTATAAAATCATTTATATCTTTTTCAGTAAGTTTAACATTATTTTTTTCACTATAACTTTTTATAAAATCAATTATACGATATAGTGAAAATAATTCTTCAGAAAGAATTGGATTTATTTTATCATCATTATTCATATTATGATGATAAACCATAGATTTCATATCATATTTATCAACATGATATGGTGATACTGACATTTTATTTCCTATATATAACAATGTTGATTGTGCAATAAATTTTAATACCTGAACTACAGTTTTGTTTGATGCTATTGATTTTGCTGTTTTTAATAAAAATTTTATCATATTTACCTCCTTTTAATGAAGAACCCTATCTTCAGGGACATATAACATATTTTCAATTACTACTTGTCTTTCATCATAATCATATTCTAAGTCTATTACAATTTCATGATAATTTTCAATATATTTTATTATTGTATCTTTTATTAAAGACATCCCTGTAGAAATCATATCATATATGACATCCTCTTCGGAGTCAGATATATCTTCAATCAAATTTTGTTTTTGAATTGAAGATATATAAAAATTAATATTATCTTCTGTTAATTTTGTTATTTTATTGATTTCTGAGAAAAATTCATTAGCCTCCTCTTGTGTATCTGAAACAATTCGTACTCTACCCATTTTAGATTTTTCATCTAATTCAACTTTCATATAAATCAACCTCCCTTTCTTAGTTATAATATATAATTAAAAAGTCTATGGATTACACCATAGACTTTTTAACATTTTATTTTATTAATTTGTTATAACAATACATGATTATATCAGCATCATGTAATGAATTATGTTTATTTGAAAAATCATCTGCTTCTTTATATGTTTTTATATACTCTTTAACAAATTCTTCTCTATTGATATCTGGATCTATATTTTTTATTTTAAATAAAGTACATATATCAAAAGGAATATAGTATACACATTCAGGTAAATCGAAAGCACTACCAAATAAATCTAAAAATAATACCCAATCATAATGTAAGCAATCTCCCCACATTTCTAATTGTGTATTAAAAGAAAATAACCATTTTTTTAATTTTTCAGCAATAAATGATTTATTACCTCTAACTTTCATAGCAAATAAATCATTTCCTTTATAATATTCATAAAAATCATTTTCTTTTAAATTTTGTTTTTCTAATATTAAATTGTCTAACACATTTGTTTTAATAAATTCTCCTCCATCTTTTTCACGTTCAATTTGTGTTTCATTATAATCTGTAAATTCTGCATAAAAGAAACCAAAATTTTCTGCAACTATACCTAAAGATATAGGTGTAGTCCCTGCATGTAATCCTGTAAATTCAAAATCAAAAAATAAATTCATAATATTCTTATACCTCCAATAAAAATTATTACCTGGTGTGACTATATCACACCAGGTATGTTATTTATAATTCTATATTTACCTGGTTTGGTAAATAAGCCTTATTTCTTTCATTATATAAAGTTAATGTTAAATTAACTAAAGCTGCTTTATCAATACCACTAAAATATTGTTTTAAATATTCCGAATGTTCTTTTTTAACATATTCCAATTCTTTAGCAATATTTTGCAATCTTTCAATATTTTCATCTGAAAATATATTAGATTCTAATGCTTCTTTTATTGATTTAGTCATATATTCAAATGCATATTTTTCATCATTTATTTCTGATACTATAATATCATATTGACCTTCTAATAAATATAAGTTTATATCTTCTATTAATATAATATTAAAATCATCAAATATATTATTTGAATCAACTATATTAACATATAATAAATCTGCAAATCTAATATCTAACTGTTTTAAATACTTTTTTATACCTTCTACTGTACCTTTACATACA